GGTTGTTGGAAGAACGAAAGCTGAACGCAAAGCGGATTAAAGTAAAAGCAGAGCGAGTAATCAATAAAGCTCCGGTAAGGATGCAGCGGATTATCCGGTTCAAGGTGATGCAAGGACTGACATGGGATGAAGTGGCTGCGAAGATGAAAGGGAATTGCACAGGAGAAAGCGCAAGGAAAGAATTTCAGAGGTGGATGAAAGAAAAATAGAAGTTTGTCCGTTTTGTCCACATTGTCCGCTTTAAATAATATATAGTATAACATGGAGTTAGAAGAAAGACTCCAAAAGCTTTCCAAACAACATTCGGAACACCGCCGGACTTTACCCTTTCTCGTCTGGCGGTGTTTTCATGCGGAGTATAGCATCAATGGTAGATGCGCAGGGTCGCGCCCTGTGTCCTTGGTTCGATTCCAAGTGCTCCGCTTTGCGATGTGAGTATACAGGCTGCACAGCTGAGGTCTGTTCTGGGAGTGCACACCGGACTTACATTGCAATGGTACCAAAACGCAGATATCCGCAGATCTGCAAAACAAACAAAAATAGATTCAGCAATCTATATTTAGTGTCAGTACCCGAGTGCGGATAGGGTAAAGGGTGTCAATAAAAGGCATCCTACGGGTGTATAGCTCAATTGGTAGAGCGATCGGCTGTTAACCGACGTGTCGCAGGTTCGAGTCCTGCTATACCCGTTGTGGACTACTGCAAGGTTCCTCATTTTTCTTATAAATTTTGATTGTGTATTTGGTTATTTTTGTTTTTGTTGGCGTTATTAATTCTTTCAGCAGTAGTCCTAAATTCTTAGCATCCAGAGATGGGTGCTTTTATTATGCTATAAAGGTGGTGAGTCCTATGACAGAAAAACAGAAAATATTTGCAGATGAATACCTGATTGATTTGAATGCCACACGGGCTTACCGCGTTGCATATCCGAGTGTAAAGAAAGAAGAGTCAGCGGCAGTAAATGGAAGTAAGTTGCTAAGAAATGCTAAGGTTGCAGAATATATTGCTGAAAGAATGGAAGAGCGGCAGAAGCGGACGGAAATCACGCAGGATCGAGTTTTAAATGAACTGGCTGCCATTGCTTTTTCCAAGGCTTCAGACTACGCGAAAGTAGTTGAGAAACAGGCTACAGCAGAAGTAGATGGAAATATTGTTCCGCTCGTAGGAGAAGACGGAGAACCGATTCTGTATCGGACCGTAGAATTGGAACTTACAGAGAATCTTACGGAAGAACAGCAGCGAGCCCTCGGAACGATTAAAAAGGGGCGCGATGGATTGGAGCAGAAGCCCTGCGACAAGGTGAAGGCTCTGGAACTTCTCGGCAGGCATTTAGGTATGTGGAATGATAAGATAAACGTCGAAGGACAGGTGGAAGCCAAAAATCCATTTGCAGATCTGACGACAGAAGAATTGAAGAAGTTGGTCGGCGATGGATAGGGAAGAACGAATTAAACAAGGGGCTTTGATAGAACTTGCAAAACGTGAGTTCTTTTTTTATTGTCAATTAAAAGCACCGGATTTTTATAAAAGCGATAGAACGTTTTTAGTAAATCTTTGTAATGGGCTTCAGGAATTTGTGGAATCTGATGAAGAGGTGTGTATTGTAAATATCCCTCCGAGACACGGAAAAAGCAGAACCGCAGGAAATCTTGTGGAATGGTGTCTAGGGAATGACCCAACATATAAGATCATGACTGGTTCCTACAATGAAACACTGTCTACTATGTTTTCGAAAAATGTGAGAAATAGCATACAAGAGAAAAAAGCTGATGAAAGTAAACCAGTGTTTTCGGACGTATTCCCGGGAGTAGAAATAAAGTACGGAGATGGTGCCATGAATCTATGGAGCCTCGAAGGTGGCTATAACAACTATCTTGCGACATCGCCTACCGGAACAGCTACAGGATTTGGATGCAATCTGATGATTATAGATGACCTTATCAAGTCAGCACTGGAAGCAAACAATGCAACGGTATTGGAAAACCATTGGTCATGGTTTACAGATACGATGTTGTCACGTTTGGAAGAGGGTGGGAAAATTATCGTAATCATGACGAGATGGCATAGCGAAGACTTGGCGGGGAGAGTACTGGAATGGTGTCAAAACAGCAATAAAAAATACCGACATATAAAAGATAAGGCTTTACTGGATCCTACTAAGCGCTTAATGCTCTGCCCGGAGATTCTCAGCTATGAGTCTTACAAAGATAAAACAAGCGCGATGGGAGAAGATATTGCCAGCGCTAACTACAATCAAGAGCCGATTGACTTAAAAGGACGGCTATACACAAAATTTAAAACTTACGAAGATATACCGCGGGATATTGGCGGGAATCAACTCTTTACGGAGATTAAAAATTACACCGATACAGCTGATGAGGGAAGTGACTACCTATGCAGCATTACTTATGGGGTGTACAACATGGAAGCTTATGTGCTCGATATAATCTATACTCAGGAGGCTATGGAGCACACAGAAGGAAAAGTAGCAAAAATGCTATTTGATCATAAAGTAAACATTGCTGATATTGAGTCGAATAATGGAGGGAAAGGATTTGCGAGAGCCGTAGAAAGTATTTTGCAGCAACAATTCCAAACAAATAAAACATCGATTAAGTGGTTCCACCAGTCACAGAACAAGAAAGCAAGGATTTTATCTAACGCCACTTGGGTGATGGATCACATTCACTTCCCAAAGAATTGGCGTGATAGATGGCCAGATTATTATAAAGATATGAATAAGTATCAAAGAGAAGGTAAAAATGCACACGATGATGCGCCGGATGCAACTACTGGAATCGCTGAGAAAATAAGCAAAGGTAAAATAAAGTTAAAGACCTTTAGAGGAGGAATATAAAATGAATGGGAAAAGACCATACAGATTGCCGGAACCGCTTTTATGTTCCGCTGATAAAGAAATTAACATGACACTGGTGGATGAATACATTCGAAAACATGAAGAGCGGATGCCGAGATATAACTACCTTGAAAATTTGTACAAAGGATTCCACGATGTCTTCCGTTTACCGGAAAAGGAAAAATGGAAGCCGGATAACCGACTGGCTGTAAATTTCCCACGGTATATCACAGAGACCTTTTTGGGATATGCTTATGGGATTCCAGTTAAAAAATCGCATCCGGATGAAAAAATAAAAGATGCGATCCTTGAATTTGACCGGGATAATGATATCTCCGATCAGGAATATGAGCTGGCGAAGAAGTGCTGTATCTACGGACATACATTTGAATATTTTTACCAGGACGAAGAAGCAAAGACAAAGACAGTAGTCTGCAATCCAAAAGAACTGTTTGTTGTCTACGATGATACCGTAAAGAGCCGCGCTCTATTTGCTGTCAGATATGGGAAAAAAGACGATAATGTCACAAGGTATGGCGAGATACTTACAAGGACAGAAATTATCCCATTTGACGGAGAAAAGATGCAGGAGGGAATGCCGAACCCATATGGTCGCATCAACTGTGTTGAATATGTACTGAACGATGAGAGAATCGGTCTGTATGAAGAGGTGGCCGGTATGGTAGAAACATACAACCGAGTGATCGGAGAAAAGGCAAATGATGTAGATTCTTTCGCAGAAGCGTATCTTGCAGTGCTTGGTGCCGAACTGGACGAGGAAGGCGTTTATAAAATTCGCGACAACCGGATTATAAACTTGTACGGCACAGATAATGCAAAAGATATTATCGTACAGTTTCTCGGCAAGCCTACGGCAGATGGAACGCAGGAAAATCTGTTGAACCGATTGGAAAATTTGATTTACCAGACGAGCATGGTAGCAAACATCTCGGATGAATCTTTTGGAAACGCTTCTGGAACATCCCTTGCGTATAAACTGCAGTCTATGAGCAATCTTGCGTTGACGTTCGACCGCAAAGTTGAAAAGTCCATGAGAAAACGATATAAGCTGTTTTGCTCCTTGGCAACAAATGTGTCAGATCGGGACGCATGGAAAGATATTGATTTTACGACGAGCAGAAATATCCCCAAGAATCTCCTCGAAGAAGCGCAGACGGCGCAGGCACTGGAAGACATTGTATCTAAGGAAACGCAGCTACAAGTTTTATCCATTGTAAAAGATGCGTCCGAGGAAATCGACAGAATGGAGAAAGAGGACGAAAAGAAGCAACAAACAATCGTAGAAAAGCGGATGTTCGGAGGTGCGGCGGATGAGCAGCAGGACGTACTGGAAGAATAGGGAAGAAGAACAGAGGAAGAAGAATATCAAGGACGAAGCGGAATACGCGAAAGAGATCGAGAAGATCTACGCGAATATGATGGATGAAATCCAGAAAGAGATCAATGGATTCTATACACGATATGCAAAATCAGAAGGGATCACAATCGCAGAGGCAAAAAAGCGGGTATCTAAAATGGATATTGATGCGTACAGTCGAAAGGCAGCACAATATGTTAAGGATAAGAATTTTTCAAAAGAAGCCAACGAAGAGATGCGGCTATACAATGCAGCTATGAAGATCAACAGGCTTGAAATGCTTAAAGCAAATATCGGAATGCATCTTGTCGGCGGATTTGATGAGTTGCAAAAGTATTTTGAGCAGATTCTGACTGAGAAAACACTGGAAGAATTTGAACGGCATGCGGGAATCCTTGGAAAATCCATCCAGAACAATGCGAAGATGGCACATTCGATCGTGAACGCTTCTTTCCACAATGCAAAGTATTCGGACCGTATTTGGATGTATCAGGACATGTTGAAAGCTGAATTGTCCAAACTGTTGCAGACTGGTTTGATACAGGGCAAGAATCCAAGAGTACTAGCAAGGCATCTTGAGAGGCGGTTTGGAGTGAGTTTGGCTAACGCAGAACGATTGATGACAACGGAGCTGTCGAGAGTGCAGGCAGAAGCGCAGAAACAGTCTTATATCCGTAATGGATTTGATGAGTATGAGTTTATCGCAGAGCCTACTGCCTGCCCGATCTGCCGGGCTTTAGATGGAAAGTATTTTAAGGTATCGAAAATGATGCCTGGAGAAAATGCACATCCAATGCATCCGCGCTGTCGGTGCAGTACGGCGGCATATATGGATGATAAAGAATATGATGAATGGCTGGATGGATATTCCGAACATGGAATGGATTTTGAAACTTGGAAGAAGAGGGTTGAAAAGAAATCTACGTTTGATATAATAAAGGCAGATAAAACTGTCAGCGGACATTCTGGAACGCCTAAAATGGCAGAGGCAGGAGCGGTAATAGACCATATCGGAAAAGACGGGAAAGTAGATGTAAGAGCTTTTGACGGAGAGTCGAAATTAAAATTTAAAGATATCCATACAACCGCACACGGGAATCCTAAGCAGCATCCTTATGGAAATCATGGGGAACACGCGCATGACTATACATGGGGAGAAGACGGTAGACTGAAGAATAAGACAACTCGCGAATTAAGCAAAGAGGAAAGAAAGGAGAATGGCGATATATTATGAATAAAGATGAATTAAGACAAATTTTATCTGAGTGTTGCAATGATATTTCTTTCTTTTACAAAGGATTGGCATCGGGAGTGACAGTTGAAGTCAGAGATTACATTCCAACGTATCAAGCGTGGCATGGTAATGATACGAAAGAGTATGATAATGTAGATGAGGTTATGAATGATAAATTTTATAGCGGAAAATCATTAAACGATCTAGTAAAAGAAGTAGAAATTGATGCAATGTAATACCATCGGTCGAGCGGGCTGGTGGTATTTTTGTACTCATTTTGGAGGTGATGTAATTTGATTGAGGTGAGAATCCGTCCAGAGCGAATTGAAATCTCTGGACACGCCGGGTACACTGAATATGGAAAAGACATTGTTTGTGCTGGCGTTACGGCGCTTACGCAGACGCTGATCCAGTCGATTGATGACTTAACGGATGATGAAATAGAATACAGAATATCTCCCGGAAAGGCTGAGATAGAATACAGGAATCTGTCAGAGAAATCAAAAACTCTGGTGGATTCCTTTTTCGTTGGCATTCGCTTGATTGCCGATGAGTTTCCGGATTATGTAGCAATTATGTAATTCGCGCCCAAGTCTTGAAGGCGTAAAAAGCTAGGGGAAAGGACCATGAAGAATGTCATTAAACTTTTAGGAGGTAAAGAAAAATGAAGAGCAGGATGTTTAGAATGCTGCAGTTATTTACAGAAGAAACCGTAGATCACACAGCAGAACCTGATGCGGTGAAAGATAGTGTTAATCCGGAAAACACATCTGATGATAGCGGGGAAGAAAAAAAGTACACAGACAAGGATGTGGATGCGATTGTAAACAAAAGATTCGCAAAATGGAAAACTGAGCAGGAACAGGCGGTAAAGAGTGCTAAGGAAGAGGCAGAAAAGCTGGCAAAAATGAATGCTGAGCAGAAACAGAATTACGAGATCGAGAAGTTGCAAAAAGAGAATGAAAAACTGAAGCAGGAGGCTGCAAAGGTTGAGCTTAGCAGAAGCGCCACAGGCATTCTTGCAGAAAAAGGAATTGAAGCAACGCAGGATGTTCTTGATTTTGTTGTAGGGAATGACGCTGATGATACGAATGCAAAAATTGATAAGCTTGTAAAAATCGTGGAATACCAGCTTAAGAAAGCCGAGATCGCCAGAGCAACCGGAACTACACCAAAAACCATGACGAACTCAGGAAGCCAGTTGTCTGAATTTGAAAAGAGACTTGCAAAGTATAAATAAGGAGAATGTGAAGATGAAGAATAGAGAATTTATGATGTTACAGTTATTTGCGCCAGGAGACAACAATGATATGCCGATAAGGAGCTACCAGCTTGAGTTTAAAAGTCTTTTGCAGGCAGTATTTAAAAAGATGTCCTATTTCGCGGATTTTTTCGGCGGCGAACTTGAGGCACTGGATGGAGTCAGAGAAAACGAAACAGCCTTTTATGTAAAAACATCAGACATTCCGGTTGTGGTTGGAACTGGGTACGATAAAACAGCTACGAAAGCTTTTGGAACGGGAACCGGTAATTCTAGCCGTTTCGGAGAAAGAACAGAGATTATTTACACTAACACACCGGTTAATTACTCTTGGGGATGGAATTTCCATGAGGGGATTGACCGCCACACCGTAAATAATGATTTTGATGTTGCGGTAGCAGATCGCTTGGAACTGCAGTCTCGGGCAAAAACAAAGCAGTTTAATAAGCAGCATGGAAAATTTATTTCCACATCTGCCGGAAAAACTTTAAGCGTTGCTGATTATACGGCAGACAATGTTTTGAAGTTGTTCAATGAACTTTCTAAGTATTTCAATAATATTGAAGCAGTTGGAACGAAAAAAATTAAGGTTTGTTCCGATCTGTACAATGCCGTTGTGGATCATCCTCTGAATACGGCTGCTAAAAACTCTACTGTAAACATTGATGGCAATGAGGTTGTGAAGTTCAAGGGATTCCTTGTAGAGGAGATTCCGGATGAATTATTCCAATCTAAAGAATGCGCCTATGCATATATTGCCGGAGTTGCAAAAGCATTTACTGGAATTAACACAGCGAGAACGATTGAATCGGAAGACTTTGACGGAGTAGCTCTGCAGGGAGCTGGTAAGGCTGGAGAATTTATTCCGAATGACAACAAGAAAGCTGTAGTTAAAGTGTCGGTGGGGGAATAGTACCCCCTGAAGACCTCGCCTTGGTAGGCAGGGGGAAAGTTGGAAAGGCAAAAGTAGGTAAAGCAAAATAGGAGGTATGAGTTATGGCATATGAACCAACTAAATGGAATAATGATGACGTTATTACAGCGGAGAAACTGAATAAGTTAGAGCAGGGCGTGAAGAACGAGCAGGTTGGACCTGCAGGACCAGCAGGAGCAGTAGGACCGGCAGGACCAGCAGGAGCAGTAGGACCAGCAGGAGCAGTAGGACCGGCAGGACCAGCAGGAGCAAAAGGAGAAAAAGGAGAAAAAGGCGATCCAGGAGTAGCAGGACCGAAAGGAGACAAGGGAGATCCAGGCGCACAGGGACCTGCGGGACCAAGCTACACTCTTCTGGCGGCGAATAAAACAACGCTTGGTGGCGTAAAACAGATGGCTTTGATTGCAGATTTGTCCACAGAAACAGGGACTGATTTAAAAAATAAAATCAATGCAATTCTTGCTGAAATGAAAAAACAGGGTATCATGGCGAATTCGTAAGGAGTTGAAATTGAATGCTGGATGATTTAAAAAAACTTCTTGGAATCGAAGATGATTCTCTTGATCAGAAACTGGAGTTGATACTCAGATCTGTGCAAGGGCGCCTAAAGCTCCTGCTCGGAGGAATTGAAGTACCGGAGGAAATGAATCACATTGTCGTGGAAGTGGCAGTGATCCGGTTCAATCGGTTGGGTTCCGAGGGTATGTCATCACACAATGTTGAGGGCGAAAGCATGTCTTACAACGACAATGATTTTGATGGATTTATGGATGAAATACAGGCTTTTCTTGACTCACAAAAAGAATCAAAACGAGGAAGGGTGAGATTTATTTGAGATGTGATACAGAAGTTTTCTTCCAGTCGATCACACCTGGGGAGTATGACAAAGCTACTGGTGACTACAAAGAAGATACTGTACGGGAAGAGAAAAGACATGCCAGTGTGACGGATACCGGCACGGATACGATGAACCTTGTATACGGATCCATAAAGCAGGGAAGCAAGACGGTGCGGTTACAGATGCATTACAAAAAGCCGTTTGACCGTATCCGAATAGGCAACGCCTTATACAGAGTGGATTTTGAGCGGAAACTGCGAACAAAGCATGTGTTTGTAGTATCGGAGGTGCAGTGATGGCTACGTTAAAAATCGAAGGAATCGCAAAGCTGAATAAAGGTTTGAAGAAGCGGATGGATATGAGTGCTGTGCAGACAGTTGTACGGAAAAACGGGGCAGATATGCAAAAGAAAGCGCAGAGGAATGCTCCAGTCGATACTGGAACACTGAAAAGAAGTATCGGTATTGACATCTCTGATGGTGGGATGACCGCCACTGTCGAACCAACAGCTGAGTATGCGCCTTATGTAGAACTCGGAACCCGATTCATGGAAGCCCAACCCTATTTAAAACCCGCATTTGAGGAGCAAAAGAAACAGTTTGAAAAAGATTTGCAAAAGCTTGTGAGGTGAGATATGGATCCACAGCAAGAATTATTTACAAAATTACTTACAGAGATCAAAGCATTAGGATATGACGTATATGACGGCTTCTTACCGCCGGATGGTACGCCGTATCCTTTTGTTTATCTCGCAGACAGCCAATTGATCGATGATGCGAATAAGACCGCTGTGTTTGGCAGTGTCCATCAGACAATCCATATTTGGCACGACAATCCAAAACGGCGCGGGACGGTATCAAAAATGCTGTTGGCGATCAAAACCACATGCAGAAAACTGGATCATACCGAAAATTTTGCATGGGATGTCCGGAATGTAAATCAGAGGATTCTTCCGGATACAACAACAAAGCACCCTCTTTTACACGGGTTGCTGGAAATAGAATTTAGCTTTAGTTAGAGAGGAGAAAAAGCATGTTTAAGACAGGACTACAGTTATTTGCAGAGGCGGTATCTGGCAAGAAAATCGTCTATTTGTATCGACTTGCAGGAAAAGCCAAAGAAGAGGCTGCGAAAAATCTTGCATTCACGACAGAAAATGGAAGAACAAAAAGCAAGGATGCGGATTCTACGGCAACGAAGGACGGAACAATTCGCACACCCGGGGCTGCGGAAACAGAAATCACAGCTACTGCTATCCTTGCGAAGAAAGATAAGTTAATCTCTGAGTTAGAGGACGCAATGGATTCGGATGAGTTGCTTGAAATCTGGGAAGCAAACCTTGATGATCCGGCAGAACCTGGTCCGAATAAGTTTAAGGGCATGTATTTCCAGGGATATCTCACGGAATTTGAGATCACATCCTCGGCAGATGAAAATGTAGAGGTGTCTCTTACTTTTGGTGTTAACGGCTCTGGAAAACGAGGGGATGTTACTGTAACTGCACAGCAGCAGGAAGTAGCAGCTTATGTGTTTAAGGACAGCGTGAAAGAGGGGGAATAATGCCCTCTGACGATGTAGCCTTAATCGGCAGAGGTAAAGTAGGAAAGGCAAAAGTAGGTAAAGAATAGATCATGTACATAGAGGGCGGCGAGACCGCTCTCTTTTAATGGAGGTAAAAAATATGATGGAATTAACAATTAACGGACAGGTGTACCAGTTTAAATTTGGAATGGGATTTTTGAGAGAAATCAACAAGCAGACAAATATGCCTGTGGATGGATTGCCGGGAGTAAAAAAAGACGTAGGATTCCGGTATGCGCTTATGAATTTAATAAATGGTGATCCGGATGCATTGGTAAACATTCTTGATGTTGCGAATAAAGGGCAGAATCCGAGAGTGACAAGAGGCCTTTTGGATGAGTATATCGACGATGAGGACACAGATATTGATGAACTTACAGAAACAGTAATGGGTTTCTTGAAGAGTGCCAATGCTACGAAAAAAGCTACGGACGAGATCGTGGACGCTGTGGAGAAAGAGAAACAGAGAATGGAAGAGGAAGAAGCGAAGAAGAGAGAGCTGATGATGTAGATTTTGAAGAATCCTACAGAGAGGTGGCGTTGAATTGTTTCCGATATCTTGGCTTTAAGAGCTTTGAAGAAGTGGATAGGTTGACAATTCCAGAATACACCTTGCTCATGGAGGCTGTGCAGCTAAGAGAAGTAGATAAGGACTATCGAAATCATCTGCAAGCATTCCTGAATTTTGCTGTGAAAGCAGAGAAAAAGGTCGGAAAGAATAAGACTAAACCAGTTTATCAGAGATTCAGAAAGTTTTTTGATTACGAAAAAGAAGTAGATCGTGTGAGGAACCGAAAGCAAAAAAATGAAAGATTGGACATAATCGGCAGAATGATGAAAGGAGAGTGATGGCATGGCAGAAAGTTTTTCCGTGAAGGCAATATTGTCTGCACAGGATAAGGGGTTCAAATCTGTTTTCGGAGCAGCCACAAAGTCAGCCAAAGAGTTAAAAAGTACACTTATAGGTGGAATTGGCTTTGGAGCAATGATGGCAATTGGACAAAAAGCTGTATCTGTCGTGTCCGGAAGCCTTTCTGGGTTAACCAAAGAAACGATCAACACATCGGATGCAATGCAGAAACTCCAACAGGCTATGAGGTTTAGCGGATACGCTGAGGATGAAATACAGAGAATCGCAGGTGCAACGGGAACGTTAAAGACCTATGCTGATAAAACAGTCTTTTCTTTGCAGGATGTAATGTCAACCTTTGGATCTCTGTCTGCAAATGGGGTCAAAGACGCAGAGAAATTAACGGAATCCGTCGGAAATGCAGTTGCTGTATTCGGTGGCGGCGCACAGGAGTTTAGTAGTGTTGCACTTGCATTTTCACAGGCGATGGCATCTGGCGCTTTGCATGCGCAGGATTGGAATCAGATCGTCAATGCGAGTCCACAGCTTGCCGGTGGATTAAGAAAAGAATTGATTAAATTGAATCCGGTTTTGGGAGAGGATTTTAAACAGGCAATGGAAGATGGAGCTATCACAGCCGATCTTCTGGGGCAGGCGATGAACAACATTGGGATGACAGACATGGCAAGAGAAGCCGCGCAATCAGTTACGACATTCGAAGGAGCAATGGGAAACCTTGAAGCAACGGTGACAAGCGGAATGCAGTCCATTTACGATTCTTTTGTTAAAGGTAAGGCTGTGGATGCGATCAATCAATTTAACGGAAAAGTAGAAAGCGTGTTTTCCAGATTGCAGACTTGGATTCCAGCAACAATGATTCGCTTGGAGTCCTATTGGAAAATCTTGAAAAAAGAGGCTTCTCAAGTTTCTGGGGCTTTTGGGGATGCATTTGGAGCAATCCGAAAAGAACTCGGAAAACTTATTCCAGCATTTGGCTCCACAGAGAGCGTGAACGGATTCCGTGATGCGATTCAAGGAGCTGGGGATGCGCTCCAAGCATTTGCAGGATTCCTGGAAGAACACGCAGATATCATTGCGAGAGTGATCGCTGAACTTCCGAAACTGATTGCTGGATACAAAGGCTTTAAAATCGTAAAACCTTTTATACCCATTGTAGCAGGATTTACGGGGGCAATCTTAAAACTTGCCGGAGCTGGAGTAAGTAAAATTGCTGGAAAATTATTCAGAATTTCCAAAGGACAGGATGCGGTTGGTAAAAGCAGTGCTTCAAGCTCCAAGAAAATGCTTGCGTCCGCTAAAGCATTCATGATGTTGGGTGCCGGAGTTGCTTTGATTAGCGGTGGATTTTTCTTGTTGGCGCAGGGTGCAAAAGTAGTGGCGGATTCCGGGCCATTGGCCGTTGCTGTTTTAGTCGGAATGGTAGGCGCTTTAATTGGGCTGAGTATGGGAATGATGAAAATGCTTTCCACAATGTCTGGCGGCACAAAGAAACTTACTGCTATGTCTACTGCAATGTTAGCGCTTGGAGGAAGTATTTTGCTGATAAGTGCTGCATTTTGGGTGCTTTCAGATGCGGCAATTAGAGTTTCAGAAGCAGGTCCTTTAGCAATAGGCGTTTTAGTTGGAATGGTAGCTGCAATCGCAGGTCTTTTGATCGTGGCAAAAATGGTAGCTCCGACTTTAACAGCCGGTGCAGTCGGTTTTGTAGCGTTTGGAGCAGCTGTTGTTTTGGCAGCGGCTGGAATTGCGGTATTGACTGTATCTGCGATTTCTCTCGCAAATGCGGGGCCACTTGCTATTGGAGTCATGTTTGGCCTGATCGTAGCAATTGGTGGATTAATGGTCGTAGCGGCAGCAGTAGCACCCGTTTTAACCGCAGGAGCTGTTGGGCTGATCGCATTTGGAGCGGCAGCAGTCCTTGTAGGAGCAGCTGTTCTGCTTGCGAGCGCAGGATTGGCTTTGGTTGCAAGTGTTCTGCCAATTGTCGCTGAGTATGGACTGCAGGCATCTGTGGCAATCGGAGCATTAGGTGCTGCAATGACTGTGTTTGGAGCTGGTACGATTGTGGCAGGAGTAGGATGCGCTGCTCTTGCAGTGGGATTACTGGCAGTAGGAGCGGCGGTGCTTGGTGTTACGGTTGGAGTGGCTGCGTTCGGAGTTGCAATCGCAGCAGCGTGTGTTGGAGTGCTTGCAATGGCAGCAGCGTTATTGGCGGTAAATTCCAGCATGAAGTCAATTGCAAAGAATGCGAAAACAGCGCAGAAATCTATCGAGAGTATGAAAGATTCTGTAAGCATTGTGAATGATGGGCTGGATGCTCTTGGAAATAAAGCGAAAAGTGCGGTGAAGTCCATTGTCAGCGCATTTGATTCCGGCGCAGGAAAAGCAAGAAGCTCCGGACAGAAGCTCGGAGATAGCGCAAAAGAGGGTGTTCAGAGTGGATTGCAGCCAACGCAGGCGATTGCAATCAGAACGGTATCTGCAGTATTATCATCCTTGGCTTCCGGGGCAAGTGGCGCATACAGTAGCGGATACAACATAGGGTTAGGCTTCGCAAATGGTATGTCGTCAACCTTGGGATATATCAGATCAGTTGCAGCGCAAATGGCTGCGGCTGCAGATGCGGCAGTCAGGGCAAAAGCGAAAATTCACAGTCCTTCAAGAGTATTTGCCGGGCTGGGTGTCTATGTAGGAGAGGGATTTGCACTTGGAATTGAGTCGATGTCCAGAAAGGTTGCAGAAGCTACGCAGAGCATTGTGGAGATCCCAACATTATACACAGATATGAGGATGCGAGCTTCAGGTGCTTTGGATTCTGAACTTTCCGGTGATTATTCCTATAACAGAAATGTTACATACACAATCGTTGTGCCGGTTGAATATAACGGCAGAGAAGCAGCGCGTGTTACGGCGGAATTTACGCAGAAAGATCTGGAAAGACGTGAGAGCATGAAGATGAGACTGAAAGGAGAAAGAAGCCATGTATGAGTTTGTGGATACAAATAAGGCGGGGAGCAAGAGTTCCCTGCCGAGTGAGGCTCTGCAGATTGATGGGACATATATTGAAAATTTGATTGATGGATACAGAACTCTGTACGTGACCGGTCGTGAGCTTTTGGGATCGGAAATTTCGGAGAGAGAAATTGATCTTGTGGATGGGTCCGAGTATACGGGAAAGCGAGATACAACCAGAAGTATTACAGTTGGATACCAGTTGCTTTGCACATCTCCTAGAGAGTTTCAGGAAAAATTCAACAAACTCTCTGGAATCTTAAATAAGGAACAGGCAAAGCTGATTTTTGCAGATGAACCGGATAAATATTTTATCGGGACGAAATCAAGTGTAGGAGATGTGGAGCCAGGCAGATTGAACGTAAAAAGCGAATTTACTTTTTATTGTTGTGATCCACGGAAATATTCAGCAGCGGAAAAATCGTTTACTGCCCATCAGGAAAGCGGATATCAGACGCTTACTATTGTAAATGGTGGTACAGAATCCGTTCCGGTAAGCTACGATATCACTCACAACCATGAAAATGGATTTATTGGGATTGCCAGTAAATACGGTGCAATACAACTCGGCAAGATCGAAGAAGCAGACGGCGAAGACTATAAGGCGTCAGAGATACTGTCAGAGGGGTATAGCCTGTTTCAAGACGATCACGGTACTTCTCATCAAAATCCGGAGAATACCACACAAGGAACGCTGGAAGTGCGGGACGTTGCCGGATACAGCGTAATGGCTTTAAAGGGTGGGCAGGCTACGAACGGACACTGGAACGGCGGAATGAGAACACTTACTATCCCGGTTGACAGCGAGGGCAGACGTGGGGCAAAGAACTTTTACTGTTACACGCAGCACTGGTTCGAGACTGGATTGATGGGACAGACGGGAGCACAGACTATTGCGTTTCTTACAGGGGAAAATGAAGTGATCTGCTCTATGTCTATTAACAAGAGTGATACGGTTGGTAATACGGCGCATGTGGACTGGTTCGCACCACAAAACAAGAAGATCAAGACACTGGATTTCCAGCCGACAGCTTATGAGGGAAACCCGTTTAATTTAAAGATGGGTGGCGGTCATAATGATTTTTTAAAAGAGGGTGACAGGCTACGGATTTTTTGGTACGGTCAGTATTATTATTTTACTATCCCGGAGATTAAAGACATGGCGTGTGAGAAGATACAGGTCTGGATCGGGCAGTGGGGAGACCGGAATCTCGGGAATCAGCTGGTTACGCATAACTATCTTAAAAAAATCTGGTTCCGCAAAGATAACGTGGAAAAATACAGAGATGTGCCGAACCGGTATAAGTCCGGAGATGTGGTCTATATTGATGGAAATGATACAGCGGTTTATGTAAACGGGATGAAGCGGATGGAAGATGAAATCCGAGGAAGTAAGCATTTTCTGGTACCGCCGGGAGAGACGGAGATCCAGTTCTCCTACTCGGCATTTAGCAGTCCGCCGCCAACGATTAAAGCAAAAATAAGGGAGGCATATTTATAATGAATGAAATCAGAATTGCCGTACTGAATCCACATGACAGGGTGCTTGCATTTTTGGATAACACCCATCGAAACTCTATGCATTATTGGAACGATGAGCTCCATGAATATCTGCAGGGGACAGCGAATACATACGCATTTACGGTAAGTTCCAAACACGAGGATGCGGCGTATATCGTAGAAGGGAATAAAGTAGCCTTTGTATATAACGGAAAAGACTACTATCTGAATATCGTACATGTGGAAAAGGATGAATTTACAGTTACTGCGACAGCATGGTCTTTAAGTTTCGAATTGATCAATGAGAATGTGGGTGCGTACAAATCTGAAAGCGCAATGAGCTTTGAGGAATATGTAACTGCCTTTGATCCGGAACGTACCGTGCGGATCGGGATCAATGAAGTGTCAGATAAGCGGATTTCAAACGAATGGACAGGTGAGGCAACGGTACTGTCCCGTTTATTTTCCGTGGCGAATGTATTCGATGCGGAGATTGAGTTCCAGACTGTGTTAAATGATGATTATTCACTGAAAGAAATTGTAATGAACGTGTATCGGGAACACTCAGACAATAACACGGGAGTTGGGGAGTTCCGGGGAGATATCAAACTGCGGTACGGGAAAAATGTTACCGGCATCCGGAAGGAATCCAGTATCGAAAATCTGTACACCGGTATCCGTCCAACAGGAAAGGATGGACTGACTATACAGGGAATTGAGAAAGAAGAGCTGGATGAGAACGGCGTAGTAGAGTTTTATACACAAGGTCCAGATATCCGGGCGCCGCAGGCAAGGGACAGATTTCCATCAAACCTGATAAACAAGGAAGATGGATACATCTTTATGCCAAAATCCTACGATACGGATAACAAAGACAAACTGTACAGTATGGCGCTATCGGACTTGAGAACAGCATCTGAACCGGTCGTGACTTATGATGTGACGGGATACTTTGATACCGCTATCGGAGATACCGTGGAGATCGAAGATGAGGAGTACGTTCCTACCTTATACTTGAGTGCAAGAGTATCGGAGCAGGTTCGCAGTTTCACGAATCCGCAAGCAAACAAGACAGTCTTTACCAATTTTAAAGAGCTGCAGTCGGAAATCTCGGAAGATTTGCTGCAGAAAGTAGAGGATCTGATTAACAAAACAAAGATTTACACCTGCTCCATTGCCACAAACAACGGCATCATCTTTAAAAATGGTATCGGCAGCACTACTCTGACAGCTTACGCTTACGATAACGGCGTGGACGTCACGGGTAATCTGGAAATCCGGTGGAGTAAAGATGGGACAGAGTTTTACGTTGGCAAGAGTGTTACGGTAAATGCTACGGACGTGGATACAAAGGCGGTGTACTCATTTGAGGCTCTAGAAAATGGGATAAAACGTGGGTATTACGAGGTCACAATCACGGATGTAATGGATGGAGAGGATGGAAAAGACGGGGAACAGGGTCCGCAAGGTGAGAAAGGAGAGCAAGGCGAACAGGGACCTCCGGGTCCACAAGGCGCTCCGGGATTGGA